CTCGCTTCATCCGTCTCCGCGCGCAGCGCCGCGATGTACGCCTGCGAGGCCCGGATCGCGATCCACGTCTGCACGCCGAGGGCCGTCAGTTTCAGCGCCGCGCCGCCGAGGACGAGCGCGAGGCCGCCCGCGCCGATGGTGTAGCTCACGACCTTCTTGATGGACGGCGATAGGTGATTGAACCAGCGCACGACCCCGGCGATGACGTCGATGAGCGGCTTCGAGGCCTCCATCAGCGGGATCACCATGCCCCGCACCGCGCCCGCCCCGGTAGCCTTCAGCTTCGCAAGCGCGTCGCCCCAGGCGTCGGCTGCCTCGGCTTGTTCCTCCGACCACGTGATCCCCATGTCGCGGGCTTCCTGCATCGCCTCCGCGACACCCTCCGCGCCCATCTTGAGAAGCGGCAACGCCGCCTGTCCCCCGCGCCCGAGCAGGGCCATCGCGATCCGCGTCCGGTCGGCCTCCGAGCCTGCGCTCTTGATCCCGTTGGCGACCTCCAGGAACAGCGCCTCCCCGGTCTTCATCCGGCCTTCCGCGTCGGTGACGCTGATCCCGAGTTCCTCGAACGTATCGCGGACCTTCGAGGAGGCCACGCCCTTCGCGAACTCGCCGGCGTTCCGCATGAGGAACCGCAGCGAAGTCCCGACCGCCTCGAAGCTCGTCTCGTTCTGCTCCGCCGCGTACTTCAGCGCCGACAGGCTTTCGACCGCTACGCCGGTGCGTTTCGAGACCGTGAGAAGTTCTTCGCCCGCCCGCGCCGCCCCGGCGGCGCCCAACCCGAGACCGCCGAGGATCGCGCCGCCCGCGAGCATCATCTTGGTCCCGGCCCGCCCGATAGAGTCGGCTGCCGACGACAAGGCCTGAAACTCCGCCCGCGTGTCGGCGGCGGCCTTCTGCGCGCCGCGCAGGCCCCTCTCCATCGCCCGCGCCGGGCCGGTGAACTTGTCCGTCGCTGCGATCACTACGCGGAGGTCGAGCGCCATATCACTTCCCCCGTTCCGCCAACGCGCGTTCCTGCGCCGCCCAGCGGCCCAGTTCCGCCCCGTCCTTGTAGGCCAGCCACAGGGTCACGGTCTCCTCGTCCAGGTCCAGGAGTTCGGCGGGCTTGAGGCCGAGGGTTTCGCAGAGCCACGGAAGCATGATGGTCTCGTGTATCGCAGGGGATGGCCCGTACTTCGCGGAGTAGCGGGCGCGGGCCTCGGAGTGACTCCAGCACAAGTAGCCCCGGTTCGTGCGGGGCGCGTGCGCCTGGAAGCCCGCTACTCGGGCGACCCCTTTCTTTGGTCCAGGGCCTCGCGGGCCGCGAAGTACGCGGCGACGACTTCGATCTTCGCCTCGGTCGGGAACTCCCGCACCGCTTCGCGCGTGCAAGCCACCTCGTTGCCGTCCCCGTCCGTGACGCCCTCCCACTTCCGCACCGCCGCCACGAAGAACCGGCAGAACACCTCCGCCACGTCGGCGGGCACCTCGTGCGCCTCGAAGGTCGTCTTCCCCGTCCGCGCGGCGAGCACGCCGCAGGCGGCCCCGACCTCCAGCAGTTCGCTGTCCGCCGCCCCGAACCAGAAGGCCGCCCCGTCGTGCTCGACCCGCGTCCACAACCGGACCCGCATCATGCGCCTCCTACGCGACTGCGATGGTAATGCCGTCGTTCGAATCGTCGAGGACCCAACGCGCCGTGTACGCCTCGACGGTGTTGTTGTCTGTGTACGCGAACTCCAGCCCGATCCGCTTCGGTGTCGGCACCGTCAGCGTAACGGTCGCCGGACTCTCGGCGTCGTTGACGGCGGTCGCTACGATGTCCCCGGCCTCCACGGTCAGGTCGTCATCCCCGCTCAGGACCCCGATGGGGACCAGGAGTTCGGCGCTGCACTCGACCTCCTGCACGCCCGCCTCGCCCGCCTCGGGGTAGAGCTGGTAGCCCTCGGCCCGCTCGTTGAGGGAGCGCACCGGGTTGAGGTTGTTCCGCACGTTGACCGTCAGCCGCGTCAGCGAGCAATCGGTATCGTCGAGCTGCACGAGACCGCGTGAGCACTCGAAGGTCGTCTGCGGACAGTCGGCGTGACCCGTCAGCGCGCCGACGGTCGCGATTGGCTTGCCCATGACCATGAGGTCGTAGTTCGCCGTTAGCGCCGCGCCGACCGCGAACACGACCTCCGCCGTGTTGACCTTCCAGGCCGTGGACTGTATGCCCCAGGTGTAGCTGCCGAACTCCGCGTCGATGTCCGGCGGCAGGCCCCACGGGTAGGTGTCCCGCAGGATGGAAGTCAGAATCGACTCGTCAACGGGGATGGTGTCGATACGCACGGACGGGTTGATCCCCGTCGCTTTCCAAACCCCGACCCCGGCGATCCCGGCGCGCTTCTCCGCGTTCACGTCGAACGGAACGCTGCCCCCGGTGATGATCGCGATGGGGGTATCGTAGCTTGACTGGCCCTTCAGCAGGGCGTACTGCACGAGTCCGGTAGGCATGGCTCAGGCTCCTTTTCCGACGCGCCAACTGCACGCGATGCGGGCTGTCCAGACCCACTGGTTGTCGGCGGGCTTCTGGAGGTACACGTACTCGACTTCGCCGCGCGTCCCGATGGACGCGACCTGGGTATCGTCGCCGACCTCTACCGCGAGGTCCCGGTTGTCGGCGAGCGCGGCCTTGACCGTCTCGACTATCGCCCCGACCGTCTCCCCGGCTTCCTGCTGGTCGTCTGCCGGGCATTCGATGGCGAGCAGGAGCCGCAGGCGCTGGAACCACGTCCCTCCCGAAAGCGCGCTCGCGCTCGCCCCGGCGTTGAGGTCGGAGGGCTCCTCGCCGGTTTCGCTTTGCGGCATGACGAACGCGACCGGCCCCTCGTACCGCGCGAGCCGCCAGTACTTCTCGACCAGGACGCCTTCGAGCGCGCTCCCCAGAATGGAGGCCACCTCGTCAACGAGCGTCGGCATGGACATCGGGAGCCTGCTCATAGCCCCAAGGCCTCCCGCAACGGCCTCTCGAAGGCGGCCCGCACGGCAGCCTGCGATTGCTCCAGCGCAGGACCCAGGAACGGGCGCTTCGGAATGGTGACTTGCTTGACGCGCACCCAGTGCATTCCGACTCGGCGCACCGTCTTCCGCCGCTTGCCGGAGCGCGTGACGACCTCTTTCTCTTGATACTCAGTCGGCGTCTGGAACACGAGGTAGGGCTTGTTCTTCGCCCGGATGGTCGCCCCGAACTCGTGCACCCGCGCGTAGATCACGTTCGTGCCGACCTCGGCGTAATCGTGGCCGTGGACGACTGAGTGAATGCTGCTCCGCAGGTGCCCGCCGCCGCCCGCGCCCTTAGCCTCGCCGCCCCGCCGGACGCCCCGGTACAGGTGTCCCGCCGGGTGGCCGAGGTAGACGATCTCCTGCGCCTTGCGCTTGACCTCGGTGGCCGCGCCGGCGAGGGCCTTCCGCAGGATAGCGGGGCCGTTCTCCAACGCCTGCAGGCGGCGCATGAGTTCGTCGGCCCCGTAGAAGTCCACCGTGACGCTCATGCGGCCCCCGTCGCGACCAGCGCGATCACCAGTCTGCCCGGCCTCGGGAGTTCCCGGAGGCGCGGGGTTGCGAACACCACGAACTCCTGCCCGTCCGTCTCGCGCTTCAGGCGGTCGCCCTTCTGCACGTCGGCATCCGCCAGCATTCGGCCTCGGTGCGTGACCGTCAGTTCCAGGTCCGGCGTCTCGCGGCTGGACTGTTCCGGCGTGAGCTGCGTGATCCGCGCCGGTTGTTCGACGGCCACGGGTTCCCACGTCTCGGTGCCCGCCGTCCGGCGCAGGATGGTCACGGTGTCAGTCAGCGGCTCCATCGCCGGTCTCCATCCGCGCGAGTTCATCATTCGGGTCGTCAACCGGCGGCGGCGGCCCGCCCTCGCCGAACTGCGGCTGCGGCGGCTCGGGGATGTCCGGCGACGGCCCGCGTTCGTCTACCATCCCCAACGAGAGGAGGTAGGCCACCTGTTGAGGCACCCGTTCCGCCAGCGCCTTCTCGACCGCGCCCTGCGGGTCTTCCGGGCAGCGTAGAACTACCCGCGCCCTCGGCGGCACAACGTACCGCCCTCCGAACGGGTATTCGCCCTGCAATCGCTTGCCCGTCGCGTTCCGCAGATAGGTGGTCACGTCGTCAGCCTCCTGTAGGGTTCCAGCATGGTCGCGATGCTCTGCGGCACCCCGCGTTTGAGCTGCTCCTTGGTGCGCGTGTAACCGTCCGTCGAGTCCTGCGTCGTGCCCGCGTCGCCCCGGTACCCGAGCCGCCAGCCGGTCAACTCCAGCAGGGCGGTGTACAAGGTCTCGGTCTGCACGGTCTGTTCGGTCCATCCCGCCGTGTACTGCGCCCTCACCGCCCGCCGCCCGGCTTTCCACGTCCGCCCGAGGCGGGTCAGGACGCCGGAACGCGCGTTGGCGGCGAACTCCGTGTCCTCGGCCAGGGCCGCATACACCGGCACCGTCACCGTCCCCGCGTTCTCGGCGATCTCCGCGATGACCGTGACGGGGAAGGCGGGCAGCACGAGCTGCGCCGTGCCTGCGTCAACGTCGAACATGGTCTCCCGTTCCGCCGACTCCAGCGCGTAGCCCACGTAGGCGTCGGCCAGGGCCTGGGCCTGTCGCGCCGCCGAGACGGCGAGCGCGATGTTGCCCTTTGCCTGCGGCACCCATTCAAGCACGTCGCTTTCGGCCAGGAGCGCCACGGTCAGACCCCCTCGAAACCGCCGACCAGGATGCACCGGCACTGGCAGGCGTCCTCCGCCCCCATCGCCGGGTCGTGCGGTCCATCATACTCCCCGGAATCGAGGCGGAAGTTCTCCTCCCAGGGGATGGTCTCCCCGTCGAGGTCCGCGTGGTCCGGGCGACTGTTCTCGTCAACGATGGACAGCCACGTCTTCACCGTGCACCCGGCCTCGCGGTAGCCCTCTTTCGCACCCTCGTTGAGCGCCGAGGCCGTCTCGGTGCGGGCCACGTTCTCCGCGTAGCCCTCCCGCCCCGTCGCCGCCCACTCGCGGGCGCGGGCAATCAGGTCGCCCTGCGTCTCCCCGTTGCGGATGCCCTCGGCGATGGATTCGCGGAGGCGCTCCTGGGCGTCGGCGGCGACGGTCTTCATGGGTACGTCGCGCTTCGCCAGCGCCTCCAGGGCGCGTTCGTTGACCAGCGCGAACGGGTCCGTCGAGACCGACCCGAAGGCGACCCGCGCGGCCTGCTCGTAGGCATCGCGGTACAGGGGGCGCAGGGACTCGGCCAGTAGCCCGTAGGCCTCGTCAGAGGAGAACAACAATGCCTCCACGAGGTCCTCGACGCCCGCCTTGCTCGCCGCCCCGAAGTGCTGCGCCAGCTTCTCCTCGACCTCGGCCAACAGCCCCTCGTACCACGGCTGTTGCGCCGCCAGGAACTTCGCCGCCCAGGCGTCAAGCTGCTTCTCGTGTTCCCGCTTGCGGCGCTCCCGCTCCGCCGGGGAGGGCGCGGACGCCTTCGCGACGACGCGCCGCAGCGCCCTCTCCAGCAGGGCGAGTTCCTCGTCGGTGGCGGTTCGCAGGACGGCGGCGGTGCTCATCAGGTCCTCGGGTAGCCGACCTCGACGTACAGGAACAGGTCGGCCATCTCCTCCTCCGGCGTCGTGCGCGTGACCTGCCAGGAGCAGGAGATGACTGCGTTCTCCGACACCGGTACGTCGTCCCGCAGGACTCCGGCGGTGATCCCGGTTCCGTTCGCGAGCGTCCAGGCCGCATCGGCGGCGGCCTTCGTCATCTCGGGCCGCACCGAGAACACGGAGGCCCCGCCTACGTAGACGTTGCCGATCACCGACAGCGGGTCTGTCGCGTCCGCCCCCGTGTTCCCGAGGGTGAACGCGGCCTTCGTGATATAGCCGTCGCCGAATCCGAGACCCAGCGGCATTCCGGCCACGTCCGCGTCAACGTAGCCCGCCTGCCGATAGGACAACGGCACGACCAGCTCTCGGTGTCCGTCCGCGTCGGCCTTCGCGCTTTCGAGGATCGCCTGGACCGTTCCGCCGACCCACCCGCTGATCGCGGTCGCGCCCACGAGGTCCGCGCCGGAACTGCCGTCCGCCACGGCCTTGATCCGGGCGACGAGGGCCTCGATCACTTCCTGGATCGTGGCCGCCCCGCCGGTCTCGGCAATCGGCGTGAGGTGCACGTAGTTCCCGCCGGAGTAACCGTCGGCCTCGGAGGCAAGCTGGTCCGTCAGCGCGTCTATCGCCGCCTGCACCGTGGCCGCCGCGCCCGTCAGCGCGTTCGGCGTCAGCCCGATTGCATCGGCCCCGGAGGCTCCGTCGGCTACGTCGTCGAGCAAGTCCTTCAACTCGCCCAACTGCGCGAGGGCGCTCTCCACGTCATCCGTCGTGAAGTGCGTGCCGGCATCGGCAATCGGCATGTCCGCCGCCGACACCTCTCCCGCGCCGGTGCCCCAGTTGATCTCAGAATCGCCGATCGAGTCGGCGGGCAGGATGCCCTGCAGCGCGTTGTCGAGCTGCGTCCCGAGGCCGTCCGTGGTAGCACGCCCCGCCGGACGTATCCGGTTCAGCGTGTGGATGAGATCGTTATCCAACACGTACCCCATCGGACTCACCTCCTAGACGCGCTGCGTGAAGTAGCAGTCAACGTTGGCGTATTCAGTGGCGCCGTCCTCGCCGATCTGGACCACGATCACCTGATCGTCCTGCGAGACGCCTAGGCCCATGTCGGTCGTGTACCGCCCGACGTTGAGGGCCTTCGTGATCGTGAACGGCGCGCACGTCCCCTGCGTGAGGTTGACGAGCAGGAACTTCGAGTCGGCGTTGGTCCCCGAGACCGTCGCCGCCGCCCACTTGACCTGTTTGATCGATGCCGGTACCGGCCACTGGTACCCGATGCCGTGCGTCAGGTCACGCATGTAGATGCGCGTGATGAGCGGTTCGGTCGTGCTGCTCGTGAACGCGCTGATCCGGCAGCGGATCAGGTAGTACAGGGTCAGGTCCTCGGTGAGGCCGGAGAGGCACGGCGCCCAATCGGTCGGCGGGTTGAACCGCAGCTTCTTGACTCCCGTCCCCGCGACTTGCAGGATCGTGGACTCGTCGAGCGTCGGCGTCAACGTGCCCCAGGCTCCGGTCGTCTTGTAATACTCCCAGATCGTCGTCGCGGTCATGTTCGCCTGGGTGCCGATGTTGATGTCGGCCCCGTACCACTTCGCGGTCTGGCCGAACTGGAAGGCGTCGTGCTGTGCGGGCGAGGTCGGGAACGGCAGCACGTCGTTCGCCCCGGCGCTGTTGGCCTCGGCGGTGTAATCCGTGTAGACGGGCGTCGCCGCATAATCCTTCTGCACTGCGACGGCGACCGCCTGTTGCGGGCTGGTCCCGACGTGAACCCCGTCCGACCCGAGGCCGGTGTCAACGCCCAGCGTCCCCGGCAGGCGAAGGTACTGCTCGACGTAACTCAGCGGATACCGCGTCCAGCGTCCGATCATCGGTCGGCCCTCCTCGGGCTCTGCCGGGAGCCCCGTTGCCGAGGCCCCCGGCGATCATGCCCCGCGCCCACGGCGGCGGGGCTACAGGCTGACGGTGAAGTTGTGGAACACGCCGTGCGCCTTGAAGACCTTCGCGCGGATCGTGCCCTCGTACAGCAGGTTCGCCTGCTCCAGGTCGGGAACGTGCGGCAGCCGCTCCATCACGACGCCGCCCTCGTCCGGTGCGCCACGGAACGGCGCGCTCGCGATCTCCGGCTCGCACAGGGCGGCCAGCCAGTTGTTCGCCGCCGTCACCGAGTGCGCGTTCTGCGGCTCGTACACGATGTCGATCACCGCGCCCCACGGCGCAACGTACTTCGTCACCCGCGCCCCGGCGGTCAGGTTGGGCAGGTCGCCGGGGGTGTACTGCACGTTCAGCATCCCCGCGAACTGACTGATCTTCTGCTGCACGGTGAGCGAGCAGTAGACCGCCGTCGGGCGGAACTTCGCCCCGGCCCCCGCGTCCACGATGGTGCGCAGGAACGTGTTGAGCACGTCCTCGTCGAAGGCCGCGCCCGCGTTGTTCGTCACGGTCGCCCGCCCGGCAGTGGTCAGCAGGCCGTCGTCGAACCCACCGGCCCCGACCGTGCCGACGAGGCCGCTCATCTTGCGGGCCGCCGCCTCGGCCGCCGCCGCCTGCGTGACTTCGAGGCCAAACCACGATGAGTAGGCGATGGACGCCACGAACTTCGGCAGGATCACCGACGCCTGTTGCGCGATCTGGTCGGCCACGTCCTGCGCCGCGCCGTAGACGCCGTTGCGCGCCTCCTGCATCGCGGAGCCGGAAACCGTGATCAGCTCCATCATGAGCTGGCAGGTGTTCGTCCGCACGACCGGCGCGACCGGGTTCGCGGTCAACGAGGTGGCGAGGGTCCCTTCGATCTGGGCGTTCTCGCCGGGGGCCGCCACCTGAATGTCGCGCCAACGGTCGGTGATCGCCACGGCCCGTTCGGTGCCGGTGCGTGCGAGCAGGGGCGTCTCCAACCCGCCCCAGACGGTGATGAGGTCGGGGAACGCGATCTGGATGGCGGACGCGCCGAGCCAGTCGTTCGCGCTCACGCCGGTCGCCATCGCCTTCGCGACGGCCTCGCTCCACCCGGCCAGGAACTTGTCAACGCTCTGCGTGGTCATGTTCGTCTCTCCTCTCCTATTGGCCCATCAACAGACGGGCGGCGGCATCGCCCAAGGCCTTCTCGGCGGCCTTGGCGGCGTGTGCGGCTTCGACGGTGCCGGGGTTCGCGCGGGCCTTGGCGACGGCATCGGCGAACGGGGTGCCCGCCGGGGTTCCGGTGAGCTTCGTGTCGTCCTCAGCCGCCGCGGTCGAGACCGGGCCTCCGGCTGTGGGTTGGGCTTCGAGGGCCGTGACCTTGGCCGCCAACGTCGCGTTCTCCGCCTTCAGGTCGGAGAGCGACTTGGCGACCGCCTCGGGCACTTCGGGTTCGGCGTCCGGTTCGGCTTCAGGTTCAGCAACCGACTCCGCGTCCGCCTCGGCGAGCTTCTCCGCTTCGGCCTCCGGCGCGGGGGTCTCCTCGGTCTGCTCTTCGTCGGTCTTCTCTGACTCGGCGTCGGCCTCGTCCTGCGACTTCGCGACCGCCTCCAACGCGGCGAGGCGCTCCGTCAGCGGAGCCACGGCGTCACCGACCGCCTTCGCAACGACTTCCGCGATCTGTTCCGGCGTCATGTCCTCACTCTCCTCGTTTCCGGCCTCGGGGGCCGAGGGCTCGGCGGCCTTCGAGGCCGCGTCTTCGGCTTCGACTAGGGCGGCCACGGAGTCCGCGCAGGACCCGCAGCCGCAGGCGTCCATCAGCGTTCGGATGGCCTCGTGCATCAGCTTGTGGTCGCGCCGCGAATGGCGCGCTCCCGCCTTGGCGACGGCTTCGACGGCCTCCCCGAAGGCCTCGTCTTCCGCTTCCTCGGCGGCGGACTTCGCCACCCACTTCCCGCCCTCGGCCTCCGGCGGCTTGTACTTCTTCTTCACCGCCGCCCAGGCTACGGCGTGGGCGCGCGCTTCGCCGACTTCCTTGAAAGCCGCGTTGAAGGCGCCCATGTAGATGCGCAGGGCGTCCTCGGGCAGGACCTTCCGCACCTTCTCGTCGATCTCGCTGGTCTTGCCGTAGGGCATGACCTCGCCTCCTACCTCGGCGTCTGCCGACGCCGCCTTCGAGACTGCGGCCAACCACGTGTCCGGGTTCGCCGCCGGGTTGAGCAGCGAGTTCCCGCGCGTCACCGCGATGTGGTCGAACCGGATGTCCTCGAAATACCGCCCCGACTTGCCCGTGACCGGGTGCCGCCCGAAGGCGGCCTTGACCGGCCCCGTGACCGATAGCTGGTAGGACTGCCCGGCCAGCATGTTCACCATGATCGCGCGGGCCTGCTCGACCTCGGGGCTGAGTTCGCCTTCGACGCCGAGCTTCTTCACGTCGCCTTCCTCGAAGACGGCGAACGACTTCGCGACGCCGAGTTCGCGACCCGGCTCCACGCCCCAGTGCTTCCCCTCCGAAGGGCAGGGCACGAGGTCAACCGGCCCCTGCGTCGCCATCGACTCCAGGCACTTCGAGGAGAACCACTCGCCCTCGTTGTCTACCGCCGTGCTCGACGCGACGCCCTCGATCAACAGCGGTTCCCCGACGGAGACCATCTCCTGTACGCGCCGCCGCGCCGCCGCGAGGCTCATGGGCTTGCCGTCGCCCGCCTTCGCCACGACCGGAACGCCGAACGTGAACTGCGCCATTCTCCTCACCTCCCAAACGCAAACGGAGCGCCTCGGCGGGCTTGCCGCCAAGACGCTCCGTGTAGCGTCTGGTTTGCCGAGTCCCTGCACGGAGGACTCATAACCCGGTAGCTGGCCGGGGTAGGCGTCTTTGGTTGTCAGACCGACCGCGCCGACTGTTCCTCGCGCACGGCGGCCAGGAGCGACTTCGCGACCTCCTCGGTCAGGCCCTCGCGCCCGTTGCCGTTGTCGCCGACCTCGAAGGCGGCCCGCACGTCCTCCGCCGACTTCGCCACTGCGAGCCTCCCCGCGACCGACTGTACCACACTCGGCGGCAGGCTGTCACTGCTGAACGCGACCGCTTTGGCGAGGTGCCCCTCCCGCAGGAACTTCAGGGCCTTGGTCCGCCACTTCGCGAGGTCGCGGTCGGCGGTCTCGCCGAGGGACTTCGCGGCGGGCGGAGGAGGTTCCTGCGCGAGCGGTTCCTCGGGCGTCTCCGGCGGCGGAGGCGGAGGCACCAACGCTGCTTCCGGCTCCGGTTCCTCCTCGGGCGGCGGCTCCGTCCCCGGCGTCCAACCCAGCACCACCGGCCCCGTTTGCGACATGACGAACACCGCATCCACGTAGGGGCCTTCGAGTCCCGGCAGGCCCAGCTTCTCGCGGCCCTCGTTGATCGGCACCAGCGTCGTGCCGACCGTATTCAGCCACGTCGCGACCTCTGACAGGTCCTCCCCGCCCTCGTCCCACCCGGCCTTGACCTTCGTCAGCCCGAGGTCGTCTTGGAGAATGTCGGTCAGGAGGTCGGACAGCAGCAGCTTCGTCACGTCCGCGCCCCAGAGCACGGCCTGCTTCTCGCTGCCCTCCTGAGTGACCTTGTACTGCGCCCCCTCGAAGCCGAGCACCGAGGCGTTCAGCCCGAACGCCCGCGCGATACGGCGGACGAGGTGAACCTGCGTCTTCTCGAAGGACGCCTCCTTGATCGGGCGCTCCTTCACCCGCTTGGGTCCGGCGGGGATCGGCTTCGTCGCCATCGCCTGCTTGCCGGCCATCGCCGCGTTGAGGCTGTTGATGAACGCGGTGAACTCCTCGATCTGCTGCACCGACCACTCGGAAGGGACCTCCCAATATGAGAAGTCCGCGTCGCCGTCCGTCGCCCACGAGAGGTTCCAAGCATCGTAGGCGAGGTACTGGAGGATCGCGACGAGGACGTTCTCGGTTGGGCTGCGACCGAATCGCGACGTGAGCGCGCTGTTGTAGCGCACGTAGCGCAGCTCGTCGGCGGTGAACTGGCCGACCTTCTGACCGCTGCTGAGGTTGTACTGCTCGAAGGCGAAGTCCGGCGGCTGCGGCGGCCAGCCGCCCGGCGTGAGGAGAGGCTTGATCGTCGCCGCGTCAACCAGTTCGAAGGCGAACATCCCGCCGCGCTTGTTGGCGCGCCGGTACCCCGCGAGCGCTCCGACCGTCAGCAGGTCGTAGACGCCGGAACAGATGAACTCCTGCCACGTCACGCCCGGCCCGCCCAGCCCGCCGGTTGTAGCGAGGAACTCCTGCGCCTGCTCGATCTCGCTCTGCGCCTCCGACTCGTCGAGTCCGTCAACGGGGAGAACCTGAAGAGGGGTCGCCCGCACTTGGTCGATCCGCAACTGCACCGCGTTCGCTACTACGTCGCAGTTCACGGCCAGCGTGCGGAGCTGCTTCATCGTGGTCAGCCCGCCGCGCCAATTCGCGTCTCCGTGCTTCGCCTCGTCCGCCATGCGCTGACGCTCGCGTTGGTCGGCGGCGATGTACTCCGCCTCGGCCTTCGATATGTAGCCGATGCGGCGGAGGGTCTTGGCCGTCCAACGCTCGATCAGGCTGCTCACATACTCACCCCGTGGGGGTGTCGATCTACGCTTCGCGCGCTATACTTGCACACGGCGGCGGGTCTGTCAAGAGGTTGTCTGCGGAACGAGCGTCTGTAGATAGGCCTCGTCGGCCCACCAAGGTTTGCTTTCGGAGAGCTTCGAGAAGGCCCCGCTTGCACCGTCCACTTGGTCATCATACTCGCCGAAGGGGAAGTTCGCCAGCTCCTCCAGGAAGGCCTCGTTCCACGAGCCGCGCACGAGGAGGACGTTCCCTGCCTCGGCCTGTGCTGCCAACGGGTCGGCGCGCGTGAGCTTGTCGCCCGTGGAGCGTTGCCCCCGGAACGAGAAGCCCGCCAGGACGTGCCGCAAGTAGTGGTCGATGGTGTCCACGCCGGAGGAACCCGGCTCCTGCTCCATCCACACCGGAACCTCGCGACCGTCGAGTTCGGCTGTCTGCCGCACAAGCTGCTCAATCTCCAGTGGTGTCCCCTGCATCCGGCGCACGTCTTCGATGTAGAACCGCCCCGTCCCGTTGCGTGACATGCGCACGCCCACAGTCGGGTCGCCCGCCTTCGTCGCACCCCGATCCCAGAACCGCACGCGGGTCGCCCCGACCGGCGCGGCGTCTACGATCTGGAACCACTGCCTGCGGAAGGCCGCCCCTTCGCGCGGCGTCGGGCTTCCTTGGTAGAGGGCCTGGAACGCATAGCTCCCGATCTGCGCGCGGATGGCCTCCAAGGCTTCGAGCGGGTACCGCGCGGGCCACAGGGCCTCGCCTTCTGGCCGGCCTAGTGGGTCGCCTTCGAGTGCGAGGGCGGGAATGCGCACGACCTCCCACGGGATACCGCCGAACTCCTCGCCGCTCATCCCGCGCTCGATGCGCCCGCCGAGGTCGTCTTGATGCCAGCGGGTCTGAATCAGAATCGCCGCGCCGCCCGGTTCCAGCCGCGTGAATGCCGTCGTGCAGAACCACTCCCAGGCCTTCTCGCGATACGTCTCGGAGTTCGCCTCCTCAGCATTCTTCACGGGGTCATCTATTAGCAGGATGTTCCCGCCGCGCCCGGTGATTGCCCCGCCGACGCCTGCCGTGACCATGCCGCCGTTGTAGCCCTCGGTCTGCCACTCAGAGGCCGCCGACACGTCGGAGCGCAGGCGCGTCGAGAAGACGCTCTGCTGTCGCGCCTCCACCAGTGAGTCGCGGACCTTCCGGCCCCAGGACGCGGCGAACGAGGCTTCGTAGCTGGCGAGGATCACGCGCTGCTCGGGGAAGTTGCCGATGAGCCACGTTGGGAACCAGTGGGAGAGGAGTTCGCTCTTCCCATGTCTCGGAGGCAGGAACACACAGAGGCGCAGCAGGTCCCCCGCCGTGACTGCGAGCAGTTTGCGGTTCAGGAGGTCAAGGTGCCGAACGAGTCTCCATCGTCCCCGCGTCAGCACCTTCGCCAGGGCCGCCGGGCTGGTCTTCGCCAGTTCCCTCTGCCTCGGGGTCAGTCGCAAGGTCGGCCACCTTCTCGCGCTTCTCGGGGTCGCCCAGGATCACGCGCAGGTCGATCACGCCGGGAGGCAATGGGTTGTCGGGGTCGTTGCCAACCAGGACGCCCTCCCGCTTCGTCACGACGCCGCGCGCCTGAGCGATGTCCTTGCGCACCGCGCTCGCCTCTTTGCGGGCCGCGACGCGGGTCCGGTAGTCGGGCGTCTCGACGACCTCGCC